CGATACCTATCTATCGTCTCACAGTGGTTGCACTGCTGTCAAGGGCAGGTGTAACCCTTTATTTCTTCCGCGCACTTGATGCAGTAAGCCCAGCCCTGAACGTGGTCGCAGGGAACAGTCGCCTGCACGTCGGCGATGCGCTCTAGGAACTCGCTAACGTCGGCCCTCATGCGCCCAGCCTGTTGTCGGGCTCTGCGCGTGTAGATCCGTTCAGGCAGTCGGTGGTGTCGCTGAGCTCGTGCGTCCAGTAGTAGCCCTCTAAAGGGTCGTAGGCTTGGATGACGGGCTTAGCGCAGTGTCGACAGTCAATCACTTGGGGTTCCTCTACTTTCTCAAAGTCGCCGTTCCATCCTGCTCCTCCGAGCCACGCGGCGAAAGCGGCTCCCATCTCGTCAGGCTGGATGTTGTGCTTCTCGACGAAGGCATCGAAGTCCTCTACCATGTCAAAACCGTACCAGTTTCGGTACTGTTTTGCCCGTGAGTGGCTCGCCACAGGTCGGGCAGAATCGCACGTCTCGAATGAACGTGATGCTGACGTGGTTGGTGAACTGCAGGTTCGCTCGGGGGTGCGCCAGGCTTGAGTGAGTGATGGGGCAGTTGCCCTTGAGAATCATAGTTTCTCTCCGCACTTGGGGCAGAAGGTGTGTGTCCAATACTCGGGTGAGACGCTGGAGGCGTACCCGTACTGACCTGACCTCTTCACCGTGACCCAGTGGTCGCACTCAACTTTAGTTTTTAGGTCGTTAGGCTTTAGGTTTTCGGTAGCGTCCAGTACCTTGATTACGTCGCAGGGCCACTCAACGCCCATTGCCCATCCGTACCACGCTTCTCCGTTGTCTTCTTCACGGCAATAATTGCAGTAGAAACCACCGTCACCATCGTCCATCGGCTTGTGCTTCTCTCGTAGGGCTTGGCGTTCGTCGGGGGTCATAGTGGCTGAACGCTCACTAGCGCCTTCTGTGGTCGAGCGGTCACTCATAGCGCCGACCCCAGGAACAACCCGAGGAACAGCACCAGCACGACGAGGATGGCGACCTGTAGGGCTTCTCGCTCACTCATCGCTGCTCCGGTCGTAGGTGGAAGGGCTTGGTCGGGCCAGGGGCTTCGAGGCGAGCGCCGCAGTCGGGGCAGAACATCCGGCTCCAATCTCGGGTCACGGGGTTGCCGTCTAGATCCGTGGTGACGTAGGTGTGGGGGCAGGTCATCGTGTCCATCCTTCCTTCAGTGCGTTGGCGACTTGCAGCTCAAGGCCCTCGACGGCGTGTTCGAGGAGCGTGTAGTAATCCCAGAGGATGCCGTTGTAGTAGAGCGCAAAGTATTCCTCGTTGTTCTTGGCGTAGTCAGCGACCCAGAGGCGAGCCGTGGTTCCCTCGTAGGGGGGCGTCAGTTTGATGAACTCCCAGACCATTACTTTGCCACCTTCAGCACTCGGTAGCCTGGCTTGGTCTTGGTGAACTGCGCCGCGAGGTCGGGGTGCGCCTCTTGGAAGGCCTTAGCGTCGAAGGTCTCGGAGGACTTAGTGCTCTTGTAGGTGTAGAGCGTCTCGCCCTCGTAGGTCACGGCAGAAGCGGATCCGATGACCAACTCCAACTGCGCACGGAGGCGCTTGAGCTCAGCCTCGGCGCTGTCGACGGTTGCCTTCTGCGCGGCGTACTCACGAACCAGCCCGAGCACGATGTCGTCAGCCTCGACCGTCTCGTCGGTGCTTTCGGGGTACATCTTCCCGATTGCGTCGAGGTCGTTGCCCGTCACCTCGGGGGCTTCGTCCAGCACTAACTTTCCCCAGAACTCAGCCTCGGCTTCGTTGAGGTGCTCGATGACCGGCTGGGAGTAAGTGACCTTGCGAATCAGCAGGCCGGCTCCACCGTAGAGGCAGACAAAGTGGACGGTCGAGATGCCGGTGACGCTGGCGTAGTGGCATCCTTGCGCCCAGTAGGAGCCTGGAACGGAATCCTCAGCCCAGCCGTCGGCGTTGCCACGTCCGACCATGCCGCCGGTCTTGATTTCCAGCAGGGCCTCGATGTTGATGGGGGCGGTCTGGCTGTCGTGGTCGTTCACCTTGCCGAGTTCCCACTGGTCGAGGTTTGCCTCGCTTGGGCGGCAGATGAAGAAGTCCACGTTGGCGAGTTGGTACGTCTCAGCGCCCTGCAGCAGTACGGGCCACGCGACTACTGCCAGCCCTTCGGCGGCAAGTTCCTGAGCGTACAGCTCAGCAATGGGGCGCTCTAGGGCTTGCCCGATACGGGTGGCGAGGTTGCCGGTGAAGGTGTCCTCGATGCGCCCCGTCTTTTCGGCCCAGAGTTGCCAGGCGCTCTTGTAGGCGTTGAGCCCGAGGATTGCGCCGGCATCGGATCCACCGATTCCGCGTGAGCGCTCCTCTAGCCAATCTTCTCGACTGAGCGAATCAGTCCTTGTGATTACTTTCATGGTTCCCTCCTCAGGGTTAGGTGATGCTTGGATACTACATTACTGCGATGGTGTGACGCTAGTTTGTTGCGGCCTTGATGCTCGACAGCAGGGAGCGCAGTCCGTCGAGACGAGACTGGGCGGCGCGGAGGGCTTCTCGGGTCGTAGTGAGCCGGTTCTGGGCGATGAGGTAGGCGAGGTAGAGATCCGCGCAGGCTTCGGTTGCGTGGTCATCCACCTGCCCGACCGTCGCCTTCTGGTTCAGGGCTCGGTAGGCGAGGCGTTGCTTGGCGAACTCGGTCTTGTAGTTCGCCTCCGCCTGGGCTGCGTTGTCGCCGGCCTCTGCCATCGTTGCGACGAGCTCAGAGATGGTGTTCAGGCTCTTGGCGATGCCGTCGTGGATGCGCTCAACGGTAATCACTGTCTACCTCCACCAGTCGAACCATTATCCACTCAACCACAGGCACAGCAACAGCGTTGCCCATCTGCTTATACCTGGCGCTGTCGGCTTGCTCGACTAGCCCCTTCTTCTCGTCTACTCGGTGCGTAGTCCAGCCGTCAGGGAAGCCCTGAAGTCGCTCGCACTCTGTTGGTGTGAGCCGTCGAACGGTGGATGGCGGAACTGCGACACCATGCTGGTCAAGTTTGGTCAATGTGAACATCGGGTCTGCCTCGTTTCCATAACCTTTACCACCTGGGCCGTTCTGTGGCTGTCGCCCAATAGCGTTGCCTTGCATTGGATAGGCAATCATCGGCGTGTTGTTGCCGCCGGTTCCCATCCGCGCCTGAAGCGTCGGTGTTGTTTCTTCGGTCACTCGTACTCCGTCTCCATGTCCTCCGGTATCAAAGATGATGACCGTTGCTCGGCTGTCTCCTGTGTTATCCATAATGTTTAGCGTGGGAGCCACGACCCCCCCCGTCCATACCTCGGCAGGGAGTGAGCCGTCCTCATAGCGCTTCCCCGAGCGTGTGGTCTTGACCCACCACAAGATCCGTTGCATCTTTGTAGTCTCTCGCTTTCACGGCGCGCGTCGTGCCGTCTATCTCGTAGTCTCCGAAGCCGCGCATCCGAGCTACTGCTGGCTCAATCAACACTTGCCCGTTGCCAGTGGCGAGGGTGAGCGACTGATCCGTGCTAATCAAGGGGCCTTTGCCCCCCCCTGGCTTTCCTTCTCGCATTGTGAGGAGGACAGGAGCGCTCTCTCCAGCATCGGCGGCAGTGTCTTTCCTCGACGGCTGGCTCGCCTCAAAATGCCCTCGCAGGCCTTCGCTGAGAGCGAGTATTTCGCTAGATGCGGCCCCGTTGTCTCCAGCACATCCGACAATGAACACTCGACGGCGACGCTGGGCGACTCCGAAGTATTGAGCGTCAAGCACACGCCAGCTGACGCCGTACCCCCTGTCAGTAAGCGCCCCGATGACGATTCCCATGTCTCGTCCGTCGTTTGATGACAGAAGGCCAGGTACGTTTTCCAAGACGAGGTACTTCGGGGAGAGTTCATCCACAAGTCGAATAATCTCCCAATATAAGCCGGAGCGTTGTCCGGCAAGACCGGCACGTTTGCCCGCAACCGAGAGGTCTTGGCAAGGGAAGCCGCCGGTGATGATTCCTCGGTCTGGAATAAAGCCTGCTGCACGGAGGTCATCTCCACTCACTTTCGTTACGTCCTCGAAGTGCTTTGCTTCGGGGAATCGGTGTTGCAATACGCCTCGGGCGTTCTTGTCGATTTCTACGGTCGCTACTGTCTTAATGCCGTTGCGCTGCATAGCCAGGTCAAAGCCTCCCACGCCTGCGAACAGCGAAACTGCGGTCAGCTCACCAGTCACGGCAGGCTCCTTGCTGGTCGGGGGTCGGCAGGCCGTGTTGGATCCGTAGCGCCACCCAGACCTGTTGCTGGGCGGTTGCCAGGTACGGAGCCTTAGCGAAGCGCAGGCCGCCGTGGTGCTGCCAGTTCCAGAGCGTGATGCCCAGCCCTCCCTCGTAGGTTCCCTGCTGTCGCCAGTTGTGGGTCTCGCAGAGGTAGACACGGTTCCACGCCTTCATGACGGGAGCCGAGACGAGGGAAGCGACGTGGCGCACTACTGGGCGCACGGCAGGCAGGACTTTTGCCTCGACGTGGTGGTGCGGTGCTGGGGATGCGATGAGCACAGCCAGCGCTCCAGCGATGAGCTTCTTCACTTGCCCTCCGTTGCGTCTAGTACCTTGATTACGTCGCAGGGGTAATCGGCTGGGTAGCCACCGTCTTTGGTGCAGAAACCGCAATAGTCGCCAAGATAGGTGTGCTTCTCTCGTAGGGCTTTGAGTTCTTCGGGGGTCATTGTGGCTGAACGTTCACTAGCGCCTTCTGTGGTCGAGCGGTCACTTGTGTTGTTTTCGTATTGGTTTGTCACGAGTGCGCCCAAAGACCGTAGGTGCAGACCCCGAACAAGAACGCCCAGCAACCGAGAGCCAGTGCGTAGGCGAAGCAGTAGGAGCCGTACTGATGGTGCTTCTCTCGTAGTTCTTGGCGCTGTTCCGGTGTCACTTGCACTCCTTCCCACAGCCGAGGCAGGTCACGGTGTCGCCGTTGCCGTCAATGAGATCAGCGTCGGCATCACGAAACCAGCCAAACAGTTTGCCCCAGCACTCGGGGCAGAAGATTTGCCAGACACCGTGGGTGAACAAACCGTAGGCGATGGGCTTGGTCGTGGGCTTGCTCATCATGCACCTGCCTTTGTTGCCCAGCACTCTGCGCAGAACTCCCAAGTGGCAATCTCCTGTGCTTCCTTCTTGGTGTAGACACCAATCAGTGAGTCATGCGGTTCACAGCGAACGAACCAGCGAAGAACAATGTCCTCCTCAATTTCGCCCTGTCGGTTGTCAATGATGCTTTTGGTCTTTGTTGCCATTTCTTCCTCCTCAGGAACTCGGCGGTGTTGCCGATGACCTAACTCTAGTGTCCTAGCGTAGGACAGTCAAGGAACTTTTAGAGAAACTTTTAGAGCCTTGCAATTACTGGG